GTATGGCTCTGTTGCGTCTCCTGCAAGGAAGAGATGATTTGCAAAAGCTGCGGCATACTTTGGCGCAGCAGGGGCATTGGCATGTGTAATTTGTGTATAGGTAGTACCATCATACTTTGATGCAGGGTTGACGCCATCAGTCAACACAAGTATTTCTTGTGTCCAGTTATAGCTGACAAAGCGAACAAGGTCAACGCCAGTCATCGTAGGAGAACCAAAAGTCGTAACTGCAGTCCACCCTATTACAGTAGAAGTGGCGGTAACTGTGCTGCTAAAAGTAGAGGTAGCACCTTCGATGACATTGTTAGTTGTGAATACGGATGTAGGAATGCGACCAAAGTTTACTGTAAGGCTGTTAGCAGTTTTAGCAATCACCACACCCGTGAAGGTAAGTGCAGTCGGATCACCTGAACTGACTACACCACTCAGCGTCTCACCTACGGTAAAACTAGTACCAGTGCCAGCAGTAACAGATACAGTGTAATAATGATTGAACCAGTGCAGGTAGTTGTTTCCTGCAGAGGGTTTCCTGCAGCCGAAGATGCCTTGATTGATGTTTCCATTTACTGCAACACCCAGTACCTTGCCTGTTCCGGGCAACGTGCCGTAATCATTGAGATATCCGTTAATCTTACGATAGCCACCTTGAAGTGCAGGCTCATAGTTGATAAGGCGGATGGCGCTACCTGAAAGCTGCTGTGCTTGTGTAAGCGGGTCTTGATTCTTAATCAAGCCGCCATTGCACACTGCAGCAAAGGTGCGAAGATTATCAGGCATCAGAAGCCGTCAGTTGAATAGAAGCCTACACGAGCAGGACGACTAATGACAGTCGTATCCATGCGAAGAGGAGGATCAACGAGAAGCCTACGCATCATCTTCACACCCTTGTCAAACTTATCACGATAGAATGCGTAAGACTGATCGTTAGACCTAAACTGCATCATGTACATCATAGCGCCATCAATGATGACATGCTTAAACATATCAGGTATTACACATGTATCAGTGGCAAGCACAAGATCAGCGGGAAACTTCCAATAGCGGTATTCTACAACGTATGCAGCATCAGGCAACGGAGAAACACCGAACTTTTGGTCAAGCGTCATATAAACGTAAACAGGCACAGCGTAACCGCCACTGCCTGATTGATCCTCCTTGGGACGATGATACTTGATATATTCATCATATGTAATCAGCACAAGACGCTGAGGCGTATTGGTGTCATTCAATTCACGAATGTAAAACGTATCCCAGTCAGCCTTAGAGTAATCAGCAGGAAATGCGTAAACTCCAGTTCCAGCTACAAGCGTCTGAGTAGTAGTCTGCAGAGTAAAGTACCACTCTTGTGCGTCTTGGAGTACTTCACGAATAGAAGAGTTGACAGCATCCTTAGCCAAAGCCTGAACGTTACGCACAGTGCTAAAGTCATTGGTATCGATCTGAACTTCATTCAGACGACGCAAGACTTCATTTGTAAGGTTAAGGAATGTTGTTGACACAAGCGTATCCTACAGATAGAGGTAAGGGGGCCACCAAAGCAGCCCCCTCAGTAGTATTATCAAGCAAGCTGATCGCGGTCAACTTCATTCGCTTCACGATCATCAGCACCAAGGTCGCTAATGTCCATGAGAACGACGAAGATACGGAGCTTACCACCAGTGAGCGTACCCGTTTGCGTAGCAAGCAGAACGTCAATGGTGTCAGCAGTCGTGACCGTGATGGGAAGTTCAGCAACGACAGGCGAAGTAAACGCGCCAACCGAAGCACCATCAAAGTCAAAACCATCAGCAAGGAAGTCTGTGTTACCACCAGTGAAGCCGATATCGAGCGTCAGGTCAGTCGAAGTACCCGTCATAGCCGACATGACTTCCGCGCCACAGGCGAGGATGACGGAATCAACAGGGATTGACAGAGCTTGAATGATGTCGCTTTGAGCAAGGGCAGAACCCTTAGAAGTCACAGCGGCAGCAAAGTCAAGCGTATTCTGAACGAGATACGGCTTGCGGTTAGGATTGCCACGACCATGCGCAGCAGGAGCGATTGCAACAGTAGCCATTTACGTATCTCCCTATCAAGCAATATTGTATTTTGCAGTGACGAGCGCCTCGGGACGAAGAATCTTACGCCCATAGAGGTGCATACCACGCACGATATCCGCAAACGAGTCGGGATCACGATACGTTTCCGTCTTGTTGATCTGCTCAGCAGTAGCCACAGCAGAGTCATGGCCCGCAACGATGACACCGAAGTTGACGTTCTGGTTGGCAGTACCAGTGGTACCCGGACCAGTGCCGACTTTCGGAAGGTTGTTGGAGACATGGACACGGAAGCCGTGGAAGTTGGTGAGCGTCAGGCCATTACGAAGACCGCCCGACTGACCATAGTCCGCATTCAGGAAGCGCGAATCTTCATCACGAAGAATTTCCATCATAACGGGATCAATGACAAGCCAACGGCCAGTCGATTCGACGTTCTGCTGATCAAGCAGACGAGCCATACGGGCCACGATCATCGCCGGCGACACAGTAGCAGTCGGAAGCGAAGTGGTGCCCGGAAGACGAGCAGCAACAGGGACCGAGTGATCGCCAGCCGAAGAGGTGGTGATGTTGCCAAACGAGCTTTTGATCAGCTTCATGCTGGTAAGCAGTTCGTCGCTGCCAGCAGTGGTAACCGCCTTCGTGCCGTTCACAATATCGTTAACAGTGTCAGCGTTATTGTGGATGGTCGATTGCTTGTAGCCTGAAAGATAGCCGAGAACTTCTTGGTCATGCTGATCAGCCAGACGGTAAGCCGCACGGTTGGTAGCAAGGTCCATGAAGTTGACATGCGAATGAGCAGCTTCAATATCGTCCGTTTTAAAGGCGAAATAGTTAGCTTTATCAATGACAAGAGAGAAGTCTTCGTCATCGAGGTCTTGAGCCGTAACGGTAGTGCCACGCGCATACGGGGCAACCGAGATTTCCGGCTCTTTGATGATACGAACAGTGTCACCCTGATTGGCGATTTCACCGAAGTCATTACATTACGATAGAGCTTTTACGCTTCTACCTCTTTAGGTTTCCCTAAAGATTGGACTATATCATCATCCACACTAAATCGTGGATGCTTGGCGCTCTTGCGAAACACAAACTTCATGGCTGGGATGATCTTATACATCATGCACGGATGGATATGATCTTGTATGACTGACACCAAAGTAAGCGTTGCTTGTGTTGCTCCGCTGATATCCCACTTACCCTTAGATAAGAAAGCCTTTGCTTCAATGCCGTACTTTTCTTTTAGCCACTCAACAACAAACTCAGCCTCTTCTTTATCTAGAAACTGTGTAAACAGCCTAAAAGACAAGGATGTTGTCTCTCCTGCTTTGTTTTGATTGGCATGTATTGAACCATCATCCATATACCACAGTGCAAGAGAGTGCTCATCGCAGTATGACAGAACTTGTCCTGTTATGCTTTTTCTCTTGTCTTGTCTGTAAAGAACGCTGTGCATTTGTCGGAAGTACGGATTAGTTTTTGCAATCCTATATCCCGTGTACGTCTTGCCTGTAGATTTAAGCGTATGTTTTGTCGTAGCAATAGTCAGCGGTTTTCCGCCAAAAATGCTATGCAAAAGACCTGCTTTATATTCAAGATAAGGCTTTTGCTTTTCACAGTGCGCTATGATAAGCTCTGCCTGTTCGTAAGAATATTTGTTGTCTTTTAGTCTGCTGCGATAGCTAATATGACCATCGCCAATGGCAAGACCATACAAGATGGCCCGTTTTTTGCTGTCCATGTTGGTTTCCTGTGCTATAAGCTGGATAACGTTGCGTGTGTTTCGTAGTCTCTGGACCTCCCCCTCTCGGGGTTTGGCTGCTGATTCCCATATCATAAGACTTAGGGTTCCAGCAATTCACCAAGTTTTCGATAAGCATTGCTGCTTAAAGGACCAATTCGTTTAGTCGGAGTTCGTGATCGCGCCAACAATGGTAGCCTTACGGAAGGCGAGTTGGACTTTTTTAGAATAGATTACGGAGCTAAAATTTCCATTTTGGAGATTTCCATACCCCGATGCGGATTGAAAAGCCATAGTAGTATCCTCCATGAATGTTTGGCTTTGTTGTAGCTAAACACTGCATGTAGAGGCTGCACATCTCAGGGTGCATCTTCATGTAGCATTGGCCGACACTACATGCGACGGGCCTGTTGTTGCAGGTGAGTCTCATGTCGTTGTTTATGCTTTAGAGGTTGTAGCCCCAGCAGGTATCCTTTCGGGGCTGCTGAGGCTGTAGTTCTACCTATAGTTATATCATAGGTAAAATTCATTGTCAAGCACTTTTTATCGTGCTCCACCAGAAATATCGTAGACGAAGTTGCCTTTCCTGATGGCTTCCATGATTTCGTCTTGCCTAGATTCATAATCTCGTGCTGACATCTTCTGCACTTGGCTTTCGTAAATCTTGGTGCTGCCACCATCTGCGTCAACATCAGTCTTTGTACGCTTTGTCATCACTGCAGATGCTGCTTCTTTAGCTGCAGCTTTGCGTCCCTTAACATCAAGGCCATTCTCATATTTGTATAGGTCAATGACTTTGATGACACTTTTGGGATCATCTGCATTTTCATACAAGGCATCCTGCACCCATTTCGGCTGCTCTGCTGCCCATTCGTGAAACTTGTCGCTGTCACGCAGTTCGTCGAAATCCCTGTGTACTGCACGAATTTCAGACTCATTCTTTTTGCGTTCAGCCTCGGCACTCATTGCATCAATCTGCTTCAGCCGTGCTTCTGCTCCTGCGAACTTCTCTGCTGCCTTCTTGTCTGCGATTGCTTCGACAATGGCTGCAACATCAGGATACTTCTTCATCCACGCTGCTACATCTGCTTCATTCTTAGGAGGCTTGATGTTGCCATCCTTGTTTGCAGCTTCCAGTTCCTTGATGCGATCTGTGAGTTCATTCATATGCCTACGCAGATCACCGTAACGCTTTTTGTAAGACTTCTCTTCAGCAGACAGTTGCTCCTCAGGCTCAGCCTTTGCTTCTTCTTGTGGCTCAGCCTTAGGCTCTTCCTCTGTCTCTTCGCCTCGATTCTTCTTGATGAGTTGCTCTAGTTCTTCCTCATCTTTTTCGATGCGTTTCATGAAGGTAGTGTTACGAGAATCTGTGACTACATATCCCGCAGTCTTGGGGGCTTCAACAGTGCCGAGTTCCGCCATAGTTTACTCCTTGTATGGGGCTGTTAGTGATAACAGGTCGCCTGATTATTGTGACATTAGTTTTTGTAGATGTCAAGCATCAGTTGTTTTGATCTTACGCTTTTGTGTAGGCTTTTTAGGTTCAGCTTTCTTTTGCATCATCAAGCCGCCTTTAGCTGCTGCTACTAGGCCGCCTTTATTGCCCCTGCCAAAATCACGAGACCCGCCAGTTCCGCCTGTGGCTGTAGTTGTGGTAGTGCGAGCGGGTGCTGCAGATGCTTCTGGACCTTCAAGTGCTGTGACGCCACGCGACGTAACCGCTTGACCTGTAGTGGGAGACACTGCCCTGCCAGCGGTTGCTGTTGCACCAGTTCCACGACCTGTTCCAGCAGGTGCTGCGCCGCCACCACTGACAACAGCGCCTGCGCCTGCATCGTCACTACGGCCACCGCCTGCAGCAGTAGTGGTGCCGCCACCCGTTCCACCGCCACCGCCGCCACCTTTAGGCTTAGCAATCTCAGGTTTACCGAAGATGCTATTAAAGAGATTGCCGAAGAATCCGGGGTTCTCTTGCTGTGCTGCAGTAAGATCGCCATACATCTTGTTACGCTTTTCCGCAAGGTCTCCATAGTTAGGATCATTGCGAGACAGAGTTGCAACATAGTCATTTAGCGCATTGTAGGCGTTGACAC